CACCATCGTGTATCTCCAGAGTTCGGTCGTGGGCTAGTACCCCGAACGTAACCGAAGAGCCGCGCCCGCGACCGGTCAGCGCGGATAGACCAAAGGCTCTCGCCCCCCGGCCTAAGCCAGGTCCCGAAGGCAGGTCACTTCCACTTCCAGACGCCGCGCGCGCGCTGCCACCGATGTCCTACGCCCGAGCATTACACCCTCTTTCCCACTTCCCGGGGTGCAAATCCTCCGCCAAACAAGCTTAGCCGCCGGAGGGACTTCTCTGGTAGGGCCAAGCTGGGCCTGGGCTGCAGGGAAAGAGACCCACCTGGGCGGGCATCAGACAACGGCGCCATCCGGCCTCGAAGTCCCGCGTTCGGCCAAACACCCACCACTAGCCCTTGTATCTAGTGCTTTGGGGCCTACTCTAGAGGAACCTCACTCCGGCCACGATAGGGGACGAAGACCCCCCCCTTTGGGGCCATCCGTCAACGCGAAACACCTCGCGCAAGCGATGGCCACTAGAGTTTGGCAAGCTCTAGCAGCTCATCCCCACTGGGTTCGCCGGACCACGACAATCCACAGGTCAACTGCGCCTCGATTGATAATTGCTCGCTAGGAGAAACGCCATAAGCTATGGCGAAGCTCGCGCGAGCAACCCCTGTAGGAACAGCGCACCCAAGGAAGCCTCCCGCCTGGTGTTGCAGGCGTTCGGCTCCCCCCACCAGGGTGGCTAGATGCCGCCTATCGAAACCCCGCCAGTCGGGTGCATAAGGAGCCGAAAGCTCCAACATCCGAGCGGCGCAAGCCCAATAGATTGGGTGTCCTTGGTACATACAGGCCGCCGAGAGTGCTGTAGCCCGTGAGATGCCCTCGCGTATCTTGGGGGTCGGAGTCGGATGAACCGACCACCCATCTGTATAGAGAGGCTTCGGGTATTGCCTGACCAAATCCCACTCGCCGAGGCGAACCTCAACTAAGTGAGCCGAACAATACTCGATCTCTTCTAAACAGCGCGCGATGCTGCACTCCCGGGCGCACATCCCGTACCGGCCAGCGCGGTGCCATAGCTCGTCCGCCAACGCCTCTATGGCCTCCACTGGTCCAAAGACAACCCCGTCGTCACCTTGCTCGGTTATCTCGATTTGGTCTTCGATAGCCAAGTGGGTGGCGGCGGCATCCAGTACAGAAAGCCCGAGGGTAGTGTTGCCGTCGAGTGTGTTCACATCA